TCCGAGGCCATCGTCGTCACAGCGCCCACCGAGAGCCTGCTCAAGTTCACCCAGATGATCGAGCACGCGGTGATGATCACCATGACAAGCGCCCCCAATCTCGACGCCGAAGAAAACAATGGCAAGAAGAACACTTGGCAGCAAAACGATCCCACGCTTCCGGGTTTCAACATGGATACGTCCTTTGGTCTCGAAGATGTAGCGAAGCCGCTCTACGACCTTCTGGATACGGATGCCTGGTCCGGGGCTTACGCCGCATCGACCAAACACGCAGGCAACGACTGGCGTAAGCTGGTCAGGCGGGTCGCCAAGCAGGTGTCCGACCGCTTCGTCAATGGCGGAGGCGGGGCCGTTCCCGACTCCGTACTCTCGGCGATGGTGGACGCCCACTACGAGAACCTCTGCGGGGAAACCTCCAAACCATCGGTCTCGCCCCAGGGCGGAGGGGAACTCGCCTACAGCTATGTCCAGGAAGACGGCACGGTGAAGAAGCTGGGTCTCGATATTACAGTCGGCCAGTTGCTTCAATGCAGCGGGTGGATGCAGGCGCACGGGCCTTCTTGCAACATCTGGGGGATCCACAAGAACCTGGAATCCCTGCTGCTGTATGTACCCGAAGCCAATCGTGACGAGTGCCGCACGTTGCTCGGCAAGGCTCTCGCCCCGGGGCCGCCACCGCCACCGCCCGCCGCGCAACAGCTTGAAATCATCGCCGTCGACGGCGTTGAGGTCGAATCCGCCCCAGCCCCCGCACTCACCGATATGTGGGATGTCGGAGGCCTGACCAACAAGAACAGCCTGCGACTCGCCCTCAGGAAAAGGGTCCCCTGCTTCATCGTCGCACTCCCTGAAGCCGTCACGGGCGATGAATCGCCCTTCGACGCGACCGCAAGCAGGGTCACGGACTACGCCAAGCTCAAGGTACAGGTGGATAACGGCAACATCGCCGTGTGGCCCGCACGGGCTTTCTGGCCCAACCACACCAAGCAGAGCGCAGCCGCTATTCTCGGCATCGCCAACAAGCTGCCGCTCAGTCACGGTGCATGGGTGGCCCTCAGGCCCTTCGAGAACTTCCTCGACCCCTTGGACAAGGTGCTCCAGCAGATCCTCGACGTGATGTATGCCATTCGCAAGGGTCTGGCCGCCGCCCTTGAGATGATCTTGAAGTACATCCGCATGATCGAGATGAAGATCCGGGAAGTGCAAGCCCTCATCCGTAAGATCCAGGCCATCCTTCAGATGATCAAGGACTTGTCCATCTCCGGGGATTTCGGGATGCTGCTGGTGAGCAGCGCTGGGACGACCGGCGCTCTCTCGGACTTCATGACCGCAGAGAACAAGCCCTCGGACGGCAAGGGTGCCTGCGGCGTGGGCATGGTGGCTCTTGCAGGAGGCTGGCCTCTCATCCTTGTCGAACTCATCGAAGCGCTCATCATCGTCAATCAAGAAGGCGAAGAAGGCGCGGAGGGGGACGCCTAATGTCATTCAACTGGCTCGGAGTCTTCCGCGTGGGTTCCTACCGGGCGTTCCGCACGTTTTCCATGCACGAGTTGCGTGATGCCAAGACGCGCCTGGCTACCATCGACATCGAACTCAGGCGTATCGGCTCGTGCTCGATCCAGTACCACCCCAAGGCAGGTGGAGGTGAAGGGGCGGGGGTGACGATGACGGAGAAGCGCAAGGGTTTCTCTGTCTCCCCCGACACATCGCTGGGGCGGCTGCTCCAAGCCTACGTCGCCTTGGGCGGCAACCCCTTCGACATCTCGATGTTCCTCCAGCCGAGCCTGGGGGTCGATTGGGTGGTGAACGAGGACGGGGACAACGTGATGAACCAGCGTCAGCCCCTGGGCGGCGTCGCCTACCCGATGGACCGTGACGAGTCGAACTACAGGGACGGCGGTTTGCCGGATTTGGGCGGCCACATTCCCTTGATGAAGAATCCGAAAGGCCGGATTGGCTCGAAAGAGCCTTGGGCGAACTCCGAATCGACAGCCGTCCGCGTCCGTGCGGCTCGGAGATGGCTCAATCAGTCGCTCAAGGAGAAGCGTAACAACATCGAGTGGCAGATCATCAAGCTGATGGATCTGAGGGAACAGCTCCAACGTGAAAAGACGCTCATCCAACAGGCTGCCGGAGGTTTCGTCACCGGGGTGGATCTGTCGACCACCATGCCCCAGAGCTACACCCTTCCCAACATCCTGGAGCACGTAGACAACATGTTCTTCGCAAGCCCGGACGAGGAAACCGGTTTGAGGAGTGTCGACAGGGACCGCCTTGCGAGGGGCGTCTACGATTGGTTGATGAATGACTATGCTGAAGAGGTCTACACGGCGTTGTAGCGGTGGTGTTCCTATACCTCCTCCTGAGAGAGGCCATTGCGCCCGGTCCGCAGGAGGGTATTGATGTCGAAAGACTTCCAGATCGCATTTCCATGTCCACACGTCGCAGTAGCAGAGCCGGTCAAGCTCGCTTCTGACCGTATGACGTTGTGGACCGCCATCGGCGCAGTAGCCGTGGGGCAGGTGACGATGAATGGAATGGTCTGTCCTCCCGAGGGGCTTTTGACGAGGGCCTCCATAACGACTGAGAAGCGAGCGCCCTTTCGCATCTACGCCGATGCCGGGGATCTTCGCGTCCAACTGGCGGGCCTGACATACGACTTCAGCTTCAAAGCCGGGCAGAACAGTCTCTCCGAGATCCTCGAAGTGCTCGATTCCGCCCAATATCTTGAGGCTACGGCGACGAATACCGGGCAGATTACACTCCGGGACATGTCCGCCGAGGGTCCGGGTTCCCGGATATTGATCTCGGGCGGCGCTGCGGCCCAGTTGGGTCTCGACAAGCAGCGCGGGGCTTCGGGGCGGGAGCTTTGCCCGCCCTGGACGGTCTCCACGTCGCGCCAGGGGTTGTCGCCCCGCCCGACCCTGCTGTACCCGCCGAAGATGACCAACGCTCGCTGGGAGGTGACTTACACCATGGATCCCAATGCGTGTCGGCGGTGCATGGCGAGCCGGGTCGAGAACGATCTGAGATTCAGGGCGAGCAACGGGGAACCCAGCCTCATCGGGGATGAGAACCTGCTCTACCAGACAGTGATGAAGGCGCTGCTCACCGACAGGGGTTCCAACCCGTACCACGTTTGGTACGGGACGCGGATCGCGGCCATGGTCGGGAAGAAGGGTTCTTCCGGGGCGGCGGGCGCGGTGAAGTCGGAGATTGACGCTCGTATCAAGGAGTTGATCGCCGTTCAGAACACCCAGGCCAAGTACCAGAACATGTCCTTGAAGGAGCGCATCAACAAGGTCCTGAGTCTGGAGGTGCTTCCCCATAAGGACGACCCGACGACGCTGTTGGTGAAGATGGCCGTGGAGAACCAGTCCAGAAAAGCCGTTCGCATCAGCATGGTATTCGCTACCCCGGGCACGGTCGGAACAGTGATGAGAGACGGTAGAGTCATCAACCGTCTGGGTAACAAGTGAGTACGGGAGTCAGTGAATGAGTAAGGGTCCACAGTTTCAACTGCCTAACGGAGAGTACTCCTCTTCTGTCTACCTCTCCACGACGCGGGACAGCCGGTTCTATGTAGGACAGCTCCCCGAGGACGCCGACATCGTCGGCGTGGAGGTCTCCGTTCGCGGTTCGGCCTTTACAGCCAGCCCCGACCTGCTCTTCTTCACCGACACCTCCTTCATCGTGCCGAATCCCGAGGTATACCCCGACGGGCTGCCTCTCGTAACGGGCGAAAACCCAGTGGTGATCCGGGCGACACGCTTCGGAGGCGCGACCGAAGAGGCGGAGATGGTCGTCTCGCTGGTGTCGGAAGCCGCCCTCAGTCTCACAGGTGCCGCTCCGACGAACATCCGATGCGAGTCGTTCAACAACCACGTCACCCTCAAGGTGGACGGTATCGGCAGCAGCCAGGTCGTGGGCTACAACTTCTATGCGTCCAGCAGTCCCGGCGGGGGAGGGGGCTACACCCTTGTCAACACCACGCCGATCACCACGCCGCTGGTGGAGCGGACGGAGAAGAACTTCGCCAAGCTGGACGCGGACGTGCCGAAGTCCGTCGATGCTGATGGGAATGCCCAGGCGGTGCCCCAACTCGCCGAACTCGTCATGATGCAGCGTGATCTCGAAGGCGCCGTATTCTCGGTCGATCTCAACGAGGTGGTCGAGATTCCGACCAACGTGTCGAACATCCGCGCCGAAGTAAACCTGTACAGCTACGAGGAATCCGAGACCTACGCCTTCGACCATGATCGAACGGCAGCCAGCGCCTCGTCAAACAACACCAACTACGTGGCGGGCTGGGCCGGGTTCGATAGCGACACCCCGCTCTACTATGTCGCCACCGCGCTCTACTATGACGAGAACAGCAGGGAAGAAACGGAGTCGCCCTACTCGCCCGAGATCGCAGCCAATCCGACCAAGGTCCTCGCCTCCATCAAGAACCTCCCCTCCGTCACGAGGGATACGCTGACCCGTGACGCGGCTCTCTCCATTGCGAAGACGAACCCCGAGGTTGCCGTGCATCCGGGGAGCGTCATCCGTGATCTGTTCATCGACCCCTTCGTTACCGAGAGCTTGAGGATACGGACGCTGATTGATTTCATGCACCGTGCAACATCCTTTCCGACCCTCCTGTCCATCGACGACCCTTTCGGCATGGGGGAGAGCCTCAAGCCAAGCCAGAGCGAGTACAAGAGAAGGGTGGCCGCCGCCCTCCACCTGAGTCGCGTCGAAGATGTCCAGTACTACATCGACCAATGCTTCGAGAAACTGGCCGCCAACTTCGGCACGACGCGGAAGTCCGGGACCTACTCCAGGGGCGAAGTGACCTTCTACACGGGAGCCGTGCCCTCAACGACCGTTCAGATCCCTCTGGGAACCCAGGTCAGCGGAGGCGGCATGACCTTCAGAACCACTGAAAACGTCTACCTGCCCAAGGAGAACCTCGCCTCCTACTACAACCCCACGGCCAAGGAGTTTCAAATAAGCGTCGGCGTCAGGGCCGCGTCGCCTGGGACTTCGGGCAACGTGGGTGCCAAGCAGATCTCCAGCACCGGTCTGAACCTCAAGGTCCGCAACGACGCCTCGACATTCGGAGGCCGCGAGACGGAGAGCAACCTACAGCTTGCGGTTCGCGCTCAAAAGCGTTTGAGCAGCGTGGATACGGGAACCTCCCAAGGCTACCTCTACGCCGCCACTTCGCTCGCAGGCGTTGAAGAGGTCAAGGTGGTCAGTGCGGGAGATGCGCTGATGCAGCGCGACTATGACCCTGATTTCGACAAGCACCTGGGCGGTCGCGTGGACATCTGGATCCGGGGCGACAACACCTCCAAGGTCAGCGACTCCTTTGCTTTCTCCTTCGAGTACGCGAGGGACATACAGTTCGAGTTGATCAGCAACCTGTCGGAGCAGCTTGAGTTCCGGGCCTTGGACGAGAACCTGACCCAGGAGAGTCCGATGCTCGCCATGCTCGATTCCGAGAGTCCCAAGTTGGGCTTTCAGAACGCCTCGACCGGCGAGTACTTCGACTTGACCGACTACGAGATCACGGCGCACGACACGATCAAGCTCAGTATGGACGTGGACCAGCCCGTCGTGGACTACGGCGACATCGTACTGGGCGACTACCGTTACCGTACGGGCGCGAACTTCCTCCTCCAGAGCCAGCCGGTACGCTCGATCACCAGCTTGAAGGGCGAGACGACAGGCGTCATCACCTCCGACGTCTACACCCTCGTCCGTCCGAACTCGCCCTTGACCACGGGCCGGTCATCCAAGGCGGACGCCTTCCTCAAGGTCGTCGTACCTACGGAACTCTCCGCTTCCACGGTGGTCCCGACAGGCGAGCTTCTTTCGGTCGAGGGCGAAGAGCACCTCATCACCGGAGACTACATCGAGTACCTTGGCAGGCTCGGGGCTTTGCCTCTGAGCATCAAGGTGACTTCGAGCGACGGGCTGACCGAGTACAGGGGGCCTTACGATGATAGCGGCGCTTCGGACTACTCGATCATCGACGGCTCCCAGACATCGCCCGTGGGAATCCAACGCACGCTGGGTTCACGGATCGCCGATGGGGAGTCGGTCCTGATCAGCTATTCCCATGATGAGAACTTCACGGTGACGTATGAGTCGAACCTGATCGTAGGCACCGCGCAGGAGGACATCGACAACCTCAAGCACCTGACCGCCGATGTCCTGGTGAAAGAGACGACGGAGGTTCTGGTAAACATCTCCGCGACGGTCATCACGAAACGCGGCTCGTCGTCCGCCATGGCGGACAACGCCATCAGGGTCCAGCTCGGGTCCATGTTCTCGGCGTTGCAGTTGGGCGACCCCATCCGCCAGTCGGATATCATCGAGGCGATTGATTCCGCCAGCGGCGTGTCCCACGTCCTCCTGCCCCTCGTTCAGATGAGCCTTGCGGACGGCGCGAGCATCATCCGGGAGATCATCGACGTGGGCGTCTATGGCGACTACCGACGTGTGATGGACTGGTCCACCTCGGTGTCCAACGTATACCTGCTCCAGAACGACCTCGCCCATTCGACCTCGAACGGCGGAGGGGCGGAGTATGGAAGCTATGTGGGCGTCTTCAAGCAGGACTTCAGCATGGCCATGGCCTCGGGCGCTCCTCTCATGGGGCGTACGCCGAACCAGGCCTTCATTATCGGAAGCGGCGGGATGGTCATCCCCGGCTACTCGGACGACGCGACCATCCGGGATCTCGGGTACGTCACGACTGAAGAGATCAACGGCTACCGCGAGATGATTACGGCCAACAGGGTCCTGGTCAGTCTCCCGGTCGGCGAGACGCCCGACGAGAGCGCGTGGTCCGTGACCTATACGACCGATGGCGATTCCGGGGCGTCCGACCTTGAGATCGGACCCTCCTCCTATTTCCGGCTCGGAGACTGCGTGTTCACCTTCGACGAGGATCGGCCAAGCTCCCGATTCCAGAGCAATAGGAGCTATTGATGGGCTTCTATGGAGACGGAGGAGACGGCAAGGGCGGCTCGGGCAAGTCCAACCGACTGTTGAGCCACATTCAGGATCCTGCGCCCGCCGAGGTGGGCGACAACCTGTCAGCCCAGGTCCGCAAGGATTGGGTCGCTGACCAGATTATGGACACTTTTTGCGACACCCTGCCCTCCAACTATGTGTCGATGGTGCGCGGACCCGCCTATTCCCATATCTTCCGGGCATTCGCTGAAAGCCTTGCCGAGTTCCAGATCGAAGCCGAGTTGGTTGTTGACGACAAGGTGAGCTACGACGTCGTCCGTACCGACTTCCTTTACCAGTTGCTCGGGCGGCTCATCTTCCCCAACGCGCTGCTCAAGACCAACAAGAACCCGGTCATCGACGGCGACGTGCCTCTGCGCGAGTTCCTGTCCGAGATGGTGAAGTTCCTGCTGGAGGGTGCCCGCAAGGATCCGATCCAGGAGGCCGCTGGCTTCCTGGCCGACGCCTCGGTGGAGATCATCCCGAAGTCGGACCATATCGGCAAACCCGCCTCTGGCTGGGATGTCTCGAACCAGTTCGAGTTCGAGATCAACATGATCGCCCACAAGGAGACCTTGAGGGAAGAGGGCAAGCATTGGCACCGGCTCAGGATCGATTCGCTGGGTAACGGGGAGACGATGGGGACCTACTACAACTCCTCCGACCGCATGGAGTACCATGTCCACAAGGTCGAGAACTTCGAGGTCCAGCCCTATGTCGACGGCAAGGGTGCCTCCCACGGGCACGGCAGCAGGCAGGGCTTTCCCGAAGATCCGATAACCCTGCAATACAACCTGGGCTTGATCCTCAAGGCCTTGAAGCCAGCGCACACCCTGTACGAGCACCGGCATCTCTTCGTCGAGGGGTTCGGTCAACTCTTCGAGGACGACCATTTCTACGAGCATGAGTCCTGGCGCTATGAAGACCTTCGCAAGAACTGGAGGGGCAACAAGTGCCTGAGGGGAGGAGGCCAGACGTGGGGCAAGGACAAGAGCTTGCTGGTCGATTCGGGGCAGGACTTCTCCAAGGTTCCGCCTTTCAGTCCAGTGACCATCCTCGACGGCGACAACAAGGGCGTCTACCATGTCATAGAGGCCTTGCCGATGCCCGTGCTCACCGATCAGGTCAGCAGGTCGTACACGACCAGCCCCACGGGGTTGAAAGGCGAGGCGATAGTCGAGAACGGCGACATCTTCGACAAGAATCAGGATTGGTCCCAGATGGTGCCCGGCGAGCGTTTCGCTTTCGTGGACGGCCCGAATGAAGGCGTCTACCGGGTAGCTTCTCTATTAGGTAATGGAGGCGGACCTCTAAACGATGCAACCAAGGGCGCGGTCACGGGCATACGGCTCGCACATTCGCTCCTGAGGATCAGACCGAGGATGACGTATGCAGTTTATGAACAGAACTACCAGGTGGGCTTGGACCGCCTTGGTCAGTCGGAACCGCAGTCAGTAGTGGCAGAGGACGTAACGGAGCAGTTCCTCCTCTGATCACAATGTTCCTTCTATTGGGGGGAATGAGTGTGGACCGGCAGCAAAATAATGGAGCGGAAAGACAATGGCAGCCATCATTAGAACATACCTAAACGGCGATCTCTCGACCGTTGTCGAAGGTGCAAGTCGCGACGACCTTCGCCCGGGCGACGTGGTTCATTGCGAGGCGATGGAGGCTCCTCTGACAGGGGAGGGCTACCGCTGGACTCTTGCTTTCACTCCCGATTCGCTCGACGGAACCCCCTCCGATGCGACCCTCACGTCGGAACTGGACCAGAACACCAAGTTCTCCGTGGATAACGAGGGTGCCTACCTGCTCCGGCTTGTCACGGACCCGAACACCAAGCACGAGTCCACACAGTTCGTCCGGCTCCGGTTCCTGACCAAGTTCGGATCCTTGAAGCTCGTTGCTGCTGGCGAGCGTCGCGATGGAACCGGGATCATCCCCGTGGACGTGTCCACCGAAGGTTGGGCGAACGACCAGAACTACAACCTCCAGGAACTGCTCAAGCACATCTCTCGTTCATCCATGAGTTCCCGCGTCCTCTTTGTCGATGCGAATCGCGGGTTGGATGATGCCAACGACCAGAACACGGAAAGCGCCGAGGATTACGGCGATTACTACAGGATCCAGGATGCGCTCGACCACGCAAATGACACCGACCCCGACGGACCTTGGTACATCATTGTCCGCCCGGGGCGCTACGTCGAGAACCTGACGATTGGGGCCGGTATTCACCTTCTCGGGATCCCATCGGGAGGGCCTCAACCGGTCCTTGTCGAGACAATCGGCGACGGTTCGGGGCACAAGGTCCAACCAGGCGGTCCGGGCGCGCAGATGGCTGTCATCAAGGGCATCCGTTTCACCACTGAAGACAACACGCTGACCAGCCCGCTTCTCGATGTCCAAGGCTCCGACCTCGTCTTGAACGAGGTGAACCTGATGAACAGCGGGGCTGCTGCTGACGCGCCAGCGCTCCTGAGCGTTGGCGACGGGTGCTACGTCGAAGCGCATATCTGCTATCTCAACAAGGGCGTGGCCGGTAAGGACGATGAATACGCCGTGACTGTCGCGGGCGGGAGCTTTGCGGCATGGAAGACGCGGATCGAAGCCAAGTCTTGCGTGCTTGGCTCCGTCGAGAACTCAAGCGTCAAGCTCAACGACTGCCGTATCAAGGCATCGGGGTTGTCAGGGCTTTACGCGGCCATCTTCAGTCTCGGCGAAGTCGCCGTCCAGGACTCGAACATTTCGGCTCCGACAGGCTTCAAGGCCATCACGATGAACCCGCTCGGAGCGGGTGTCTCCGATCTCAAGCTCCGGGTCAGGCGCACCAAGGTCGATGGGATCCTGCATTTCAATCCGACCAACGCGGCAGCCAAGAGCCTGAAGCTCGCCTCGGTCGAGATCAAGGACAGCCATCTCGACTTCGACACTTCAGCCGACTGGTTCCAGTCCAAGACGACTGGCGAGAGTGTCGGCTTCAACCCCGACAAGACCCTGATCTCGTCGTCCCTGTCTTCGGGACATCTCGAAAGCTCCATCGCCGGAAGCATCCAAGAGGCCGTGGACCGGTCCTTGGCCCTGGCCCTGAGCGTTATCACCCTCGGCGACGCCTACAACGGCGTCACGGACCATACGGTCAGCCCCTATGTTCGCGGCGACGGCTCGGGCAATCAGATCGTCGCCGATGCCGTGGACGAGCATGGCGTAGGTATTCCAGTTCAGATTACGGACTCGGACGCCCCCGGCGCAGAGGCTGGCATCGGCCAGACGAAGGGTCGGCTTCAAGTCGTGTCCAATATCGAGGTGGGTGCAATCGACGCCCCCGAGATCGACCTCGACCCCAACCCCTACGGCATCGGACCTGTCATCTCGATGGGCCGGACGGTCTGGGACACCGCCCATTTCCCGGCGGCGGTACTCCAGGCCAACACGGATTCCGCTACAGGCCGTCACTACAACTTGCGGCTTCAGACGAAGAGCGGCGAGGGCGGCGGCGACATCGGCTCGGTCATCATTCAGGCTGGCGACCATTCGACCCAGGCCCACGATGGCGGAAGCGTACATGTCAACGCGGGCGCTGGGAGCACGGGCGGAGATATCACGCTATGGCCCGGAGTCTCGAACACCGCTGGCAACGCAGGGAAGATCATCCTGCAAGGCGGCGCTCATCTGGGAGGTTCGCCG